TCTGTCCATATTTCTATGTTCTCTTTTATAAACTCTCTGAATAACTTTGTCATTGCTTCAACGTGCATAGACTCATCACGTATAGAATAGGTAACTATCTGACCCATACCTTTCATCTTACCGAACCTTGGAAAATTTAAAAGAATAGCAAAGCTTGAGAATAGTTGTAGTCCTTCTGTAAAAGCTGAATAAACTGCTAAAGTTTTTGCAATGCTTTCTTTCTTAGCTTTAGTAGGTTTAAAGTTACCAACATAATCGTGCTTGTCTGACATCTCTTCATACTCTGCAAAAGCTTTGTACTCTATCTCAGGCATACCTACTGTGTCTAACAATAGACTATAAGCATGTTGATGTATAGACTCCATGTTTGCAAAAGAACCCATCATCATTCTTGCTTCAGGTTTTTTAAAGATAGGCATATACTTATCTATATATCCTGCACCTACATCTACATCAGATTGAGTAAACAATCTAAATATTTGTGTAAGTAAGTTCTTTTCAATATCTGTAAGTTCTTGCCAATCTTTAACATCTGTATGTAATGGAACAGACTCTGGCATCCAATGCATTTGATTTTGTAATACATAGTAGTCAAACATCCATGGATATTCAAACGGTTTGTAGTAGTCTCTAGTTTTTAGTAAGCTCATTTTTCTTTTCCTTTTTCTTTTTGTTATTAAATATTTTTTCCCAATTCTCTTTGTATTTTTTTTCGTTAGGATTCCTACGTCTCGAACCCTTGCCTCCGTGCCACTGACTCATTATCCTTCACAAGCCAGACACTCAGTATCTTCTAAATTTATTCTAGGTATTTTAAGATTTACATTCTCTACAGTTCTTGCTGCATTAGAACGGAAATAATAAAGTGATTTAAGTTTTTTCATACCATACCAATGAACATCATTTACATACTGCATATATTCGTCATGTACTTCTTGTGGTTCAGTAGCTTTAGGTAATGTAAAAAATAGATTAACCGACTGTGCTTGACATATAAACTCTTGTCTTTTGTAAGCATGTTCAACAATCCATATTTGATTTATCTCGTTAGCAGTTTTAAATATTTCTTTTTCATCATCAGTAAGAATATCTAAATGCTGAACAGAACCTTCACTACCTGCAATGTCTTTCCATAATGCAGTCAACTCGTCAGCTTTAAGTCCTTTTGATTTTAAAAGCTTTTCTAAGTATTTGTTTCTAACTTGGTAGCTACCGGATAAAGTTTTGTGAGTATAGCAGTTAGCCCTGTAAGGCTCGATGCTAGGAGAAGTCCCACTGCAGATGATACCACTACTAGCGTTAGGAGCAATAGCAAGAAGATTAGCATTACGCATACCACTACCACTAATATCAGGAGCCTCCCCCCTCTCAGTAGCGAGTTCTTTAGTTGCTTCCGTTGCTTTAAGTTTAATGTAAGTAAATGCCTTATAGTTAAACCCAGATGCGAAAATACCTTCGAAAGGTATTGACCTGCGTTGAAGATAAGCATGGAAACCCATAGCACCAAGCCCGAGACTCCTTTCTCTATACGCTGAGTAGGCAGACTTGGTAAAGCCCTCCTTACCTTCTTTAACATATTTTTGAAAACGTTTAAAATTTGCATTATATTCTCCTAGCTGTGTTGTATCTATTGCATTGTCAATATAATGTTGAATTACATTGTCAAGCATGGTTATTAAATCTTGTATAAAGTTATCATCCTTTGACCACTCATCAAAGTATTCTAAGTTGACAGAAGATAAACAACAGACTGCTGTTCTTTCTTCATCAGTAGGTAAAGTTATTTCAGAACATAGATTACTCTGACGTATCTTTAATCCTAAATCTTTTTGTTGCTTTGGTAAAGCTTCGTTACATCTATCAATATTTATCATGTAAGGCTCACCAGTTTCAGCTCTAGCATTTATTATCTGCCACCATAAATCTCTAGCGTTAATAGTTTTAACAGCTTCGTTAGTCTTAGGGTCAATTAATCTCCAGTCTTCATCATTTTGTACAGCTTCAAGAAAAGAATCTGTAATGTTTATACCATTGTGAAGATTAAGATTTTTTCTATTTATATCTCCACCGGATTCTTTTCTCATGTTGATAAACTCTTCAATCTCCGGATGAGATATATCCATGTAAGCTGCATAGCTACCACGTCTTGTTGTGCCTTGATTAAAGGCTAACATCTGTGAATCAACTACATGTATGAAAGGAATTGAACCAGTAGAACGACTGCCATGAGTAGTAGAAATACCGTTACTCCTAATATCGCCCCAATATCCACCAATGCCTCCACCTGAACTTGCCAACCAAATGTTTTCATCATAGTGAGCAGATAAACCATTGCGACTGTCAGGAACATAATTAAGGAAACAACTGATAGGAAGCCCACGAGTGGTACCCCCGTTACTAAGTATAGGAGTGCTAAACATGAACCAACGAGAGGAACTGTAGTTGTAAAGTCTTTGAGCCAGTTCAAAATCTGTATCCCCTTTGAATGTTGCCCCGAAGACGGAGGCTCTTGCGAGTGCTTCTTGTGCATGTGTTTCTCCTTCCCAAAAATATCTATCTTTGAGTGTATCTAAACTAAATTTATCAAATTCTTTTTCTTTATCGTAGTTTATTTCTATTCCTAAGTAAGGCTTAGTTCCTATTTTATCTTCAACCATTATTTGTTCTCCATATTATGAACGTGTAACATAATTATACCATAATGTAATATCTTTAATAAATCTTGTTTATTCTTACCTTCTTTATTCCCATATCTTTTTGCATACTTCATGATATTTCCAATACAAAAACCTTCACCATGTCCTGCATCTACAATAACATCAGTTGCCTGATATTTATCTGATGCATAATGTTGACCGTATGTATCAGTTATATATTTTTTTAACTCTACTAATAATTTATCTTCATCAAATTTATATTTCATTTCCATTCCTCAGGTAAGTTGTCCTCATTATACCACAAAAAGTTATTTTTGTCAGCCCATTCTGCATGACTTCTTTTAGTTCCGTCTTTCCTTCTTTTTGCTTGTGGCATTGGAGAGGATGGACTAGAAAACAAAAACACTAATTCTTGGTTAGGCTTTAAAGCTTTTCTAATCCAAACATATTTATTATATTCTTGATAATCCCAGAACCTACCTTTTGCTTCTAGTAAATATTCTTTATCGCCAATAGTCTTTACAAAGTCTGGCTCGTATTCATGCTCTACTATATAAGAAACTTTATCAGAGTGATGCTTCCAAGCTTTTAATATTGTAGTGTGCAATTTGTGTTCCCATTTAGAATCATATCCTTTAGGAACATCTTTTTCTTTAGGTCTTACTATCCTAGGCTTTCTATATCCGACCATGTAATATCCTTTATATCTTTTTTATGTATAATTTTTTTGATTCTTTTCTGAAACCATCTTGGTGTGTAAGAAGAAACCATAAGTTTTTTATTAACAAAAATATGTGTTTGTTCTGGTAAATATTTATGAAAATTATTTACATTAACTTTCTTTTGTTCTTCTTCTACAAGCATAGTTTGTAACCAATCAACAACTAATTGATGTGATTTATTTTTTATTTGTTTTGATTTTCTTCTATTCATAATACTGATGAGTCATAATTTTTAACAAGCTTCCAGTAATTTAGTAAGCTGTTAAACATTTCTTTGTGTTTGGAATGTGATTCTTTATCCCATATAAAAGGTAAGACTATACTTGTATCTTCTCTATCTACAAATATAGATATTCTTTCAGGCTCTTCTATGTTACATCCTTGTGCATAAGCTGAGAGTTGCATACCATGTTCATCATAAACTAGTTTAGCAGGGTCCTTACCTTCAAGATTATCTTTTGTTTTAAAGTCAATAAATATACCTGACTTAGAATATAAATCTATCTTACCACCATAGCCTTCAGTAGCACAGAAAGAATCCTCTGCTATCCAATCTTCTTTAGGAAAGTTTTCTTCTAACCAATCTAGAATAACTTCATATGGCTCACTAGTTCCTTCTCCTAAGAAACCTTGTTCAATCATAGCATGAATTTTTGTACCTTGTTTTGCAGCTTTCATGCCTACTTCTCTACCTGCATTCTTACATTTGTTTATGTAGTTTGGGTCATCTTGGTCTATAGTTAGAGAAGCTTCTAAAGCTTGTGTAATCTTCCAGTTTTCTAGAGAGGGTTTAGCTGCAATACCTATAATGGTAGTAACAGAAGGAACGAAACCTTCTTTCTTAGCATCTCTTAGAGTGGTGTTTCTTTCTTTACCATTTGCACCTATGATAGTGTACATAGGTTTACCATCGTGGTCGTACCAATGACCTGCTTCTGATTTGTAATTATTTTTTGCTGTCATTTTCTGACTCCTTGAATGCTTTAATAACATCCGATGAAAATAGTTTTTGTAAATTTACTAGAAACATTTTACTTGCTTTGTGGTCTCCACCACTTACAGTTTTAAATGTATCTAATTTATCTACGATAGTTTTAAGTACGTCTGTTTTAAAAACTAATGTACAAAATTCATTGTCTCCAACACATAGATTATGAAACCAGTAGTCAGCTTCTGTTGCTCTGATACCAGAAGGTTTACGCCAAGACTCATATTCTATACATATGTTTCCAGTTTTCATCCATGTATCTCTTTCTGATTTAACCTCTATCTTTTTTCCTGTAAGCATGTCTGCTATTTTTTGTTCTCTAATTGTACCATATTCTAAATCTAAATCAAACTTCTTTCTATCTTCTTTAGTGGGTTTCATACCAACTGTCTCCTATTTTATATTCTCCTGTTAAAGGACAACGCATGTTAAAATATTCTCCTGCTTTTTCTAGAGCTTGTACGCCAAGCCTACCTACAAAATCTGCTTGAGATTCTTTCACTTGTATCTGCCATTCGTCATGTATGTTTGCGACAAACTTAGCATCTAAAGTATTTAATCTTATATGATTATCTAATATTACTAATCCTTTTTTCATAACTATGGCACCCCCGCCTTGTAATAAAGTATTTAAAGCAGCATGTTTATGCCTTAGTAATATCTTACGACCATCTAACCCTTTGAGATAGCCCTTTTCCGCAGCTCTATCAACTCGTTCCTTAAGAGTTCTAAGTGCTGGTAAACCAGTAAGAAACCGTTCTCGCAATCGTTTACCATCTGCTCTGTTTCCTTTAATGATGCTTCCAATTTTTTCATCTCCGGCTCCGTAAATGAGTGCATAGATGAAAGTTTTTGCCTCATCTCTTGATTTAAGTCCAGCAAATTGTTGGTTAGCTGTGTGAATGTCTCCGTTAATAATTTCATTTACATACTCCTCGTCAGCCATATAGTGTGCTAACATTCTTAGTTCTAATCCACTTGCATCTATACCTACAAGTTTATAACCTTCTGGTACTGTCCAACATGAACGACATTCTTTACCATAAGGACTGTAAACAGCAGGTACTTGTGCCATGTTAGGACTTCTGTGAGCCATACGACCAGTGATAGCACCAGTACATATTACTGAACCATGTACCTTACCATCTTTATCTACAGCTTCTATCCATGAATGTACTTGAGCAAGTCTTTTTTGATATAAAAGAAAGTCTGCTATAAGCTTTGCTTCTTTTATGTGAGTTATTTTCTTGAGAGTATTTTCATCTACAATAGCTTGACCTGTTGGTGTAAATTTATTTGGCTTCCAACCAAGCTCCTGTAATCTTTGTCCTATTTGTTTTCTAGAACCTAGATTAAACTCTTGTAAAGTTTTTCTCATGAAAGGTTTTCTTTCAAGCGTACCATCTATTATATCATTGTACTCTTGTTCTGTCAATCCTTGTTTCGAAAGTTCACCGTTTTTTTTCAGTTTCGGTGTTATCATTTTGTCATCTATCCAAATTGGTTTAAATGTTTCGTGTACTTTGTCTTCAGTTTCTTTAAGTTTAGATGATAGTTCTGATGTNAAAAGCATAGCTTCTTTCTCATCAAATAAAAATCCATTTTGTTTTTGTTGCTCAAGAATATGTGTAACTTTATGTTCTAACTTTATACATTCTTTTGAAAAACCAATAGATTCTTTTCTTAAATAATTAAATAATTTATAATTTATTTCAACATCTCTTTCACAATATGATAACATTTCTTTTGAAAACTCTGTCCATTCAGGTGAATCTTTTTTAGGAAGTCCAAGTTTAAAACCCCATTTGGCTATACTATGACCTCCTTCTCTTGTAGGATTAAGAAGTCTAGATAGCACAAGTGTGTCAACAACTTTATCAGAATGATATAAATCAATACCAGTAAGCTTTTTAATTACTGGTATATCATACCCTAATATGTTGTGACCTATAAGTCTGTCTGCTTTTTGTAAAAACTTTATACCTTCTTGCAAAGTATCTTCGTAGAAATGATAAAACTTTCCGAGTTCATCTTGTGCTACAAGACACCAAATAACTGAAGGATTTAACCCGTCTGTTTCTATATCAAATACTAACTGCATATGCTTCTCCTAAAAAGGTAAGACTTCTTCTTCTTCAGAATTAAGTATTTCTAATTCTTCATGCTCCGATAGTCTGCCTGTATCTTTATCATAAACTAATGAAGTTGCACTACCTACATCTCCTGTGTATCTAGATTTAAGTACACGAAGTTTTGTAGTTCTGGCTTCAAGTTCATCATCTGATTGTTGGTTACGTTCTAATGCTATCACACAGTCGCTAAGTTGTCCAATACTGTTAGAGCCTCTAAGATGTGAGAGAGATACTTCGATACCATTCTCATGTCCTTTGTTACCGTCAACTCTTCTTAGGTGAGAGACAAGTATTAGTCCTGCTCCTGTCTCTTCAACTAAGCTACGAAGTCTTGTCATGATAGAGTCTATAGCTCTACGTTCATCTCCCTCATGCACAGCACTAACGAGCATATGCAAGTGGTCTACCACCACCCACTTACAATCACAGCCGACTATTAAATATCTAAGCTTTGCAAAGATATCATCTATCTCATTAGTGCCGAAGTGTGCATGAATGAATACCCTATCCTCCTCAAATACTTTATCAAACATTTGCATGATAGTTTCTTTATCAAACTTTTCTCTTTCTTGGTCAATGTAAAGTCTAGCATTAGCTTCAATAGAAAGTATACCATCAACGGTTCTTTTCCAATCTTCTTCCAGAGCAATAACACCTACGTTGTCTTCTGTCTGATTGATTAACCAATGCTCTATCTCTCTCGTTACTGATGATTTACCCAATCCTGTACCACCTGTTAGTGTTACAAGTTCTCCTTGTCTCAAACCATATAACTTTTTGTTTAATCCTTTCCAAGGATATGGAATGCTTTCTTTCTTTTTTCTGTTTAAGTAAGAAGTTTTCTTATCAGATACTTGTATGATACCACTTGGTGTATATAGTTTAGCATCCCACCAAGCTCTTGTAAACTCTTGATGTTTACCTTGTCTAAGCATATCGTTTGCATCTTTATATCCATTAGGTAGAGTAACTATCTTAGCTTTTCCGGGCTTAATAATACTTGCAACTTCTTGTGCAGCCTTGATACCTGCTTTGTCTTTGTCAAAACATATGACAACATTATCAAAACTTTCTACGTATTCAAGACTTTCTTTAATGTCTTTGACTGCTGAAGCTGACCCACGTTTGATAGATACTACAGCCCACTTGCTACCTAGCAGTTCGTATCCTGCCATAGCATCACATTCTCCTTCTGTGATTGTAAGATATTTACCACCTTCTTTAAATAAATTTTGTCCAAACAATCCAGAGCCTTGTAACGAACCATTGAAAGAAAATCTTTTATCTTTTATGTATCTAGTTTTTGTAGCACACTGCTCATTGTTTATGTAGAAAGGATATAAATGTTGAGCAAGTTGTCCACTTGAATCATAAACAACTTTTACTCCATATTTTTCTGCTGTTTCTTTTGTAATATTTCTGTCAATTAATTTACCAAAGATTCCTCCATGAACATTTACATGTGGTTTAGGTGTTGGTTGTTTAATATAGTTTGTCATTGGCGTTACTTTTCCCTCATAGTTTGCATAAAATTTGTCACAACT